CGACCGGCACACAGATCACTGTGACCGGCGTGACACTCAACAGTGACAGCGGGGAGAGCTACACGGCGGGAAACGACAACGGAACGATGCTCACCATCGACAGTAACCCATACGCCACACAGGGCATTTGCAACGACCTGTACGCGGCTTTTAATGGGCTGGTGTATTTACCCTTTACGGCGACAAAATCGCTGTACGACCCGGCTACGGAGCTGGGCGACCAAGTAAAAATCGGTGAGCTTGTCCACAGCGTCATGTTCAACGTCAAGCTCACCCTTGACCACAATTTTCGGGCGGACATCGAGGCCCCGAACAGTGAAGAACTCAGTGAGGAATACCCGTATCTGTCTGAGGTGCAGCACCTGAAGCAGACCACGGAGGAACTGAACGGTGCGATCCAGAACGCCGCAAAGGAGCTGGCGGGCAAGGTCGATGATACCGCGCTGGCGGCTGAGATTGAGCGCGCGCAGGGCGTGGAAGTTGCTCTCAGTGAACGCATAGGCAACGAGGAAACCCGTGCCAAAGGCGCTGAGGACGGCCTATCTAAGCGCATCAAGAGCATTGAGGATTCTTCCCCCGGTGCTCTTGCACAGCGCGTCTCCGCGCTGGAAACCACCGTTTCGGGGCATACGCAATCCATCTCCGCGCTGAACACAGCGATTTCCAACCACGCGTCGGACATCTCGCAGCTTGCAGAACGTGTGCAGAACGCCGAGGGCGACATCGACGCGCTACAATCCACCGTGGGCGGGCATACGACAGCACTTTCGGAGGTGCAGGGCACCGTTACCGACCTGCAAACGCGCCTGACCACCGCCGAAGGCACCATTGCGGCGCACGATACCGCGATCTCGACGCTTCAGACAAAGGTGTCCAATATTGAGGCCGCTTTGGTCGACATCTATAACCGGCTGAACGCGCTTGACAGCGGCGGCACCGGAACTTAACCATAAGGAGGAAGAACATGGCTGACAAAAGAATCGCTGATTTTGCGACGCTTGAGGAAGCACAGGACGACGATCTCCTGCTTGTCTCGTCCGAAGGCGAAACCTATAACATGAAATTCGGCACCTTCAAGGAGGCCGTGCAGGGCGACGCAGACCGCGCTGCTGCGGCAGCGGAGGCCGCAAAAGCCGCCGCCCAGCTCGCAACCGGTGTATCTGACGAGGCCCTGAAAGCCGCTGAAGCTGCTGAATCCAAGGCGCAGGACGCCAAAACGAAGGCGACGCAGGCAGCAGCCAACGCACAGGCGGCGGCGCAGTCCGCTAACTCCGCGCAGGAATCCGCCGCACGCTCTGAGCAGGCGCTTTTGGACGCGACGGAGGCCGTCGCATCCGTCAATGAATTCGCCAAAGATTTCAACAACCTGAAGACCACCGTAAAGGGCAAGGTTGACGACGCCTACGTTGAGGACGGCTATCTGTATATGACCGCCGACGACGAGGTCGTTGTCGGCCCTCTGGGGCCGTTCTCCGGTGGCGGCGGAGGTGGCGGCGGGGACGTCGGTTCCCTAATCCGTATCGTCAATAAGCTGACCTCGCGGGCATTCTCCGTGATGAACGGCGCGACCGTCGAGATCAAATTCAACTGGACGTCCACCGATACTTCCGACGAGCAGCCCACGGGCGACGGCTCGGCAACGTGGCGCATCAACGGGACGAAGGTAGCTACACAGGCGGTGTCGCAGGGCGATTGCACCTTCGACGCCACGAAGTATCTCACCCCCGCAAGCGCAAACACGATCAAGCTCACCATTGAGGACGCCTACGGCAATAACAAGTCCTTCACATGGACCGTCACCGTGTCCACCTACGATCTGGCATGGAATCTCGGCACCCTCGCTTTCCACGGGTCCAGCGTGCTTACCGTGCGCCTCACGCCCACCGGAGAGGGCACAAAGACCATTCACATGACCGTAGACGGCACGGAGGTTTTCACCCGTGAGGTCGCCACTACGGGGCGCTCCGTCACCGCGACGATTGACCCCACAGCGCTTGAGCTGACACACGGCGCGCACACCGTCGAGGCGTGGCTTGAGGTCACGGCAGGCGGCGAGGTCGTCACGACTACGCACCTGCGCCATGTCGGCATCTGGACGAAGGCGGGCAACAATACGCCGGTTATCGCAGTGTATCAGAGCGCAATCGAAATCCAGCAGTTCGGGACCGGAAGCATCAATTACATGGTGTATGACCCCACCAGCACTACGGCGACTGTCCGCCTGCTGGAAGGCTACAACACCCTGTCCACGCTGACCGTTGACCGCACCATTCAGACGTGGGCGTACCGCGCTACTACGGTCGGCACGATCAACCTCTCTATCCGCACCGGCGAGAGCGTCGTCGCGCCGATCACCGTCACCTGTACCTCTCTCGGCTATGACATCAATCCTGTCACGACCGGCCTTGCCGTTGATCTCGACCCCACGGGACACAGCAACAGCGAGACGACCGCAAAGCAGTTCGGTTACAAGGACGGCGACGGCACAAACCATCCGCTGACCTTCAGCTCCAATTTCGATTGGATCAACGGCGGATTTCAGATCGATGCGGAGGGCGTCACCGGCTTTGTGGTCAAGCGCGGCACCTATGTTCAGCTTGACCGCAGCCTGTTCAATGACAATGCCGCGACCTCCGGCAAGGAAATCAAGGTTGTGTTCAAGGCTACCAATGTCCGCGACTACGACGCTGAGTTCCTGACCTGCGTATCGGGCGGCATCGGCCTGAAACTTCAGGCGCAGCAGGCGGTTTTCAGCTCTGAGTTGACCAACGTCGAAATCCCGTATTGCGAGGACCGCAAGATCGAGCTGGACGTCAGCATCGAGGCCAGCAACGAAAACAAGCTGGCCGTGGTCTGGCTTGAAGGCGTGCCGTCCAGAGCGTTTGCGTACACCGCAAATGATAACTGGATGCAGTCTGACCCGCAGAACGTGAAAATCGGCTCTGACGACTGTGACATCTGGATTTATCGCCTGAAGATGTACAGCCACAGCCTCACGCGGTATGAAATCCTTGACAACTTCGTCGCGGACTGCGGCAACACCACGGAAATGGTTGCCCGCTACCTCCGCAACCACATCTTCAACACGGACGGCTCTATCAACGTCACTGAGCTGGCGGCGGCAAATCCGACGCTGCGTATTCTCAAGATCGGTGCCGACCGCATGACCGTTGGCAAGTCCGACGAAGTGGTCTGCACGGTTGATCTCGTCTATACGGACGGCGGCAGCACCTACAACTTCCACGCGACCGGCGTCATTATGAAGGGTCAGGGTACGTCCTCTGCTGCATACGGCGAAGCCGCCCTCAACCTCGACCTTGATTTCAGCAAGGCTATTTGGGAGAACGGCGCGGGTGAGCGCATCGAGACGTTCGCCATGACCGAAAGCGACATTCCCGTGTCGTACTTCAATATCAAGCTGAATGTGGCGTCCAGCGAGAATGCGAACAACACTGTTCTGGCTGATGACTACAACAACTTCCAGCCCTTCCTGTCCGAAGGCCGCCGTGCTGACGCCCGCGTCCGTGATACCGTCAAGGGCTACCCCTGCGCCGTATTCTTCACCAACACCGGCACGAACGCCGTGAGCGTTGGCGCACGGTCTGTCGGCGCAGGCGCGACGATCCTGTACGGCAATGGCGATATGAACAACAGCAAAAAGAACTTCGCTGTGTTCGGCCAGACCGGCGAGCATCCGCTTCAGTGCTGCGTTGAGATTTCCAACAACATTGCCAGCCAGTGTCTGTTCAAGTCTGCTGACCTCACCTCGGAGACGTGGGACGGCAACGGGGCCTTTGAGTTCCGCTACCCCAAGAATCCCACCGCAGAGATGAAAGCGGCGTTCCAGACCATGCTGTCGTGGGTGGTTTCCACCGATACCACCGCGCCGACCGGAAATGCGCTCAGTGCGCCCGTGACCTACGACGGGACGACCTACACGAACGACACGAAGGAGTACCGCGCGGCGAAGTTCAAGGCCGAAGTCGGCAACTACTTCACCGTGGACAGCTTGCTCTACCATTACCTGTTCACCGAGCGCCACTGCATGATCGACAACCGCGCCAAGAACGTTTTCATCTCCTATGAATACGATCCTGACGTGCAGGATTACCGCTGGAACGTCTGCAAGGACTACGACAACGACACCGCAGACGGAAACGACAACGAAGGCGGTCTGACCTTCAGCTACGGCCTTGAGGACACTGACAGCGTGGGAACGAAGCCCGTATTCAATGCGTCCTCCTCCGTGCTCTGGTGCAACGTCCGTGACTGTCTCGGCGCAGAGCTGGAAGCCATGTTCAAGGACCGCGAGGCGGCGGGCGCGTGGAGTGCTGAACGCATTCTTGCCAAGTTCGCCGCGCATCAGGCAGCGCGCCCGGAAGCGCTGGTGGCCGAAGATATGTGGGGCAAATACTTCATGCCCTATATCAACAATGGCAACACCGCGTACATCGACATGATGCAGGGCAACAAGACCGACCAGCGTACCCAGTTCGAGACATACCAAGAGGGCTATATGTCCTCCAAGTATTACGGTTCTGTGGCCGTGAACGACAAAATCCAGTTCAGAGGCAACACCCCGAACGAGTGGGCGGGCGTCACGCCGACCGGCAACTTCTCCATCACCCCGTATGCTGATTGCTACATCATCGTCAAATACGGCTCCTACAGCGTCCGTAAACGCGCGAAAAGAGGCACGGCATATGAGATCATCTGCCCCGTTCAGGAGGCGCTGAGCGACACGGAAATCTATGTCTACCTCGCTTCCAACGTGGTTGAGATCAGCTCCATTGCCGGTCTGTATTGCCAGTTCATCGACCTTCAGGGCGCACGCCGCCTGCGCAGCTTCGCCGCAGGCGCGGAGGCGGACGGCTACACGAACAAGAACCTGACGTCTATCAGCGTCGGCGCGAACACGCTGCTTGAGTACCTCGACCTGCGCGGTACGCCAGAGCTGAAGCAGGCACTTGACCTGTCTGCCCTCACCTCCCTGAAAACGCTCCTGCTGACCGGCAGCGGCATTACCGGCGTAACCTTCGCGCTGGGCGCTCCTGTTGAGACGGCCAAGCTCTGCCCGCTGAACAGCCTGATTGCCCGGCAGCTCTCGCACCTGACCGCGTTTGCTATGGACGGCTCCAACCTCCGCACAATCTGGGTCGAGGACGCCGCAGCAATCGACACCTACGCGCTTGTGAGCGCGGCGGCAAGCCTCAGTCGTGGCCGCCTGCCGGATGTCAGTTGGTCGATGAACGACGCCGACGTGCTGCTTCGCCTGAAAGACCTCGCCGGTCTGGACGAGACGGGCAACCCCGCTACGGAGTTCGTCCTCAAGGGCGCTGCGCATATCGCAGTCGTGTCGCAGGCCGAATTGACCACTATCATGGCGCGGTTCCTCAATCTGTCCGTGACCTACGATCAGATGGTCAGCTCCTGCACCGTCACATTCAAGAACTACGACGGCTCGGTCCTGAATACGCAGACCGTCCGCAAGTACGGCGCAGCGAAAAACCCCATCACTGCCGGTCTGATCGACACGCCCGTCAAGCCCTCCACCGTTGATAAGGTGTTTAGCTTCATCGGCTGGGATCAGCAGCTCACCTACATCCTCGAAGACCTCGTTGTGACAGCGCAGTATTCGGAGGCAACGCGGTATTACACCGTCCGTTGGTACAATGGCACCCAGCTTTTGCAGACTGACACTGTGGCGGCACATGACGGCGTTTCCTTCCGTGGCGGTGAGCTGACGTCCTCCACCGGCTCTATCTGGATGGGCTGGGACGCGCTGACGAACGATGTCACCAGCGACATTGACGTTCACGCAGTGTTCATTACGCCCACGCTGCCGGACACCGTAGCAACCAACTTCGACTACCTGTACAGCGACGACGCGAACGACAACAGCGGTTACACGCTGGCGGAGTTCTACGGCATTATGGAAACGGGGAAGACGAAGGATTACTTTGCAGTCGGTGACAAGATCAAGATTGTTCCGACGACCACGGTATTTGCCGACACCTCTATCATCATGCAGGTCGCAGGCTTCAACCACTTCAAGAAGAAGGACAGCGACGATTTCGCCGGTGTCGTCTTTGCCATGCTGGGCATCATGAATGCTACCCACCAGATGAACAGCCAGAACACCAACGTCGGCGGCTGGGCATCCTGCGGTATGCGGACGTGGCTCAATGAAACCATCTTTGCCGCGCTGCCGCGTCAGTGGCAGTCCATGATTAAGATAGTTCAGGTGCGGTCCTCCATCGGTGACACGAAGGCAGACATCAGCACCAGCAACGACCGCCTGTTCCTGCTGTCCCGCGCCGAAGTTGGCTTCAATGTCAACGACGTACCCTATAAGAACGAGGTAGACCCCGACGCCGAAAACGTGACCTTCGCACTGTTCACCGATAACAACAGTCGTATCAAGAAAACGTACAACGGCACCGGTTCTGCTTCTAACTGGTGGCTGCGGTCGCCTGAGGCGTCGTCGTCTTCGTCTTTCGCCGGTGTGGGCAAC